CAGCGCATCTCGACTCCAGCTCCCGCGCCTCCGTGTCGTTCACGGTCACGCGATCGCCCGGCAGCTTCACTCCATGTCGCATGATGAACCTCATTTCCACCGGCTCCCCCATGTCGCCTCCAAAGTAGCGGCGGGGTCCACACCAAAGGCGGGACCCCGCCTGGTTGTTAATCGTCCTCGCCATCATCCGGCTCAGGCGTTGGAAGCACAGCAACCGCTTCGGCGATCGCCTTCGCTTTCTTCTTGCCCTTCACCCGTACTCCTGCCACCTCGTACACCCCGCCCCCGACGTGCTTCGGCTCACGGCTTGCCGAGAGGTTGAACTGGTCGACGGTGAAGCCACCGATCAGCTCGGACTCCTCTCTTCCCCCGTGTCGGTCGAAGCCGACTGGCGGATCGAGCAGAATTGCCGATCCGTTGGTGGCGAGCTTGAAAGCGTAGGCACTGTCGAACAGCGCCTGCTCCCCGGCCAAGTAAGGTGCAGTCATCCGAGTAAAACGGACTAGCAGCTTCTCCGGTTCCATCAGTACCTCCAATCCTCTAGGTCAGAGGCGCGGACTCGCCAACGGCGACCACGCAGTAACCGATCTCGAAGACATCGGTGCCGGTGGCATCGAGGTCAGGCTTGATCGACACCCGCCAGTACCGCTTGACGCCGGTGAGGTCGATGTTCTGCTTGATCTCGAAGACTTCGGTAGACCCGCCCGTGCCGCCGGTCGCGACCGGAGCGTAGCTGGTCTTTGCGTTGAGACCGAAGGTGTAGTCCGCCTTGTCCGACAGGTTCGCCGCGTCGCCGTGCTCGATCTTCACGTCGTTGACATCGAGGACCTTGCCATCGGCAAGGGTCGCCGAGCCCGCGACCACGATCACGCCTGACAGCAGATCCTCATTGGCCTGCATGTCAACGATCACGCCGACGTCCTCGGTGTTGTCGCCCGTGCCGGCAGCGACACCTCGGGTGCCGCCACCGCCGACGGCTTTCATGTGAAAACCCGCGTTCTTGTCCATGATGTGCATCTCTTCACTTCCTTTCCACCGGCTCACGCCGGTCTGTGGTTCTTACGGAATCCACTTCACGCCGGTGATCTCCACCAGGGACTCCGCGTGCCGCACGCCGAGGTCATGGCGGGCGATGACGCGGAGCAGGGTGAGGTCACGAGAGAACGCCGACTGGAGCTGAGTGCCATCCCAGTAGGACGCCTCACGCGACGCCTCGACCTCCAGCGTGGACGACTCGCCGATGATCACATCCGCGAAGTCGATGAGCTGGATCTCGGACTCGGTGCCGCCGCCCAGGTTGGTCGGAATCTCGGTCGTGTCGTCGTACGGGAACTCCCAAAAGAGCCCCTTGTCGAGTTCGTCCTTGAACGCGAAGTTGCCGTTGCCGTCACGGATCTGCTTCAGCCACATGGTCGTCCGCGGAGCCCAGAGCCAGCCAACGTTCAGCATCCGCGAGTGACCCTCACGAAGCATGAGAATCGCCTTGGCAACGTCTGAGGTCACGTTGGCGAGGTTGACCGTTCCGTTGGCGGCGAAAGAGTTCGCCGACGGGACGTAGTGCTTCAGCCCCTTCGGAGTGTGTTCGGTACCGTCGCCCCGGAGGAACGCCTGATCCTCACGAGTCGCCAGGGCACCCACGGTGTCGTCCCGGATCATCGCATCAGCCCCTGAAGCTTCCAGGGTGAGAAAGTCGTTGCTGACCGGCACCAGCGCCAACAGCTTCTTCCAGGTCAGATTGATCTGACCAAAGGTCTGCTGGCTGGCGGTGGCGTTCTCACCCTCGCCGACGTAGCTGGCAGTCGCGCCGCCGGTCAGTTTCGGAATCGAAACCGAGCCCGTCGGCATCGGGACGATCCGGGGATTCATCCCGCGGACCACCGCCCGCTCCTTGAGCAACTCGATGATCTCGGTTGAGTACTCAGTCGGCACTACTGCCGCGGCGTCGGTGGAGAGCAGTGACTTGGTGATCGGGCTCTCCTCTCCCCACGCCTCTTTCGCGAACCTTGCGGCCTTCTCCCGGTCGGGTCCGCCGACGGCAACGGCCCGCAGGAACCTGGCAGCACCGATGCCCTTCGGCAGCACGTTCTGCACCACCGGCCTGTGCGCGGCGGTGATCGCCTGAATCATCTTCTCGTAATCTGCGGCAGGATCTGGACGATCCTGCGCCTCGGTCCGCGCCTTCAGCACCTCCGCCGCGACCTCTTTCGCGATGTCGGCGATGCGTTCCTTCGTAATTTCCATTTTCAGCTCCTTACTCCGGCAGCTTGCCGGTGGTTGACAAAATCACTTCCTCGATCGCGGCCTTGACGATTGCTTTCGCGTCGTCCTCGGTCAGCGAGTCCGTCTCCGTGGTCTCGGGCGCGTCCGCGGCGTCCGTCTTCTCGGCGATGGCCTCGGTGATTTTCCCTGCAATGGCATCCGGCAATTTCTCCAGCGCCTCTTGCAGATCGCTCACGACCTTGGTAAGCGCCTTGATTGATTCCTTCATAAGCGCCTCCTCGTCGTCGGTCAGTTTCGGTTTCTCCGGCTCGGTGCCGGGTGCTGGCTCCTCGGTGTCCTTGGCAGGCGGGTCGGTGTCGCCGGGTATGCTCGTCTCAATCTGAGTCGGAGCGATAGCACCGGCAGCTTTCCTCACTGCCTCCAGGGTCTCCCGAGGGAGCCATAAAGCGACCCGGTCAGAATCCGGATCGTCGAGAATCATTTCGGCCCACTCGATCATGGGCGAGATGTCGATACCCTTCGCGGACGCCAGCGCCAGTGCTTCAGGGTTCGACGGTACGGGCACGACGGAATGCTCCAGAAGCTCCTGCTCCTTGAAGTCGTACCCGCCATGATCGTCGTTGTAGACATATGCCGTCGGGCGGAAGCCGACCGACACCGCGCTCAGGAATTGCGAGCGCACCAACTGATAGACCATGTATCCGAACGGGTGAACGTCGGCGGGCGTGAATCGATCGGTGGCAATGAGATTCTCACCCTTGACACCCACCTCCACGGCACGAGCCACCGGCAGCCCGCGGTAGTTGTGCCCGTACAGCACCACCGGGTTCTTCAGGTAGTTCTCCAGATTCCAGCCGCCCACTTCGATGATGTCGTGGTCGCGGTCGACCGCCGATGTCGAGATCACGAACGTGATGTCGTTCATGCCCGTTACCGGGTCCACCGCGTCCTTCACTTCCACATCGGCATTGAAGAACTTGAACAGCGGCGGCACCTCCGGCAGCACCTCGCCCGGTGGGAGTGAGCCGACCCGTTTTGCCCATGCTTCTCGTGTCAGAATCTTGCTCTCGTTTTTCATCATCTTCCTCCGATCATCTCACACTAAGATTCGCTCTGTGCAGCGGCAGCGTACATGAATCTCCGTAGGGATAAATACCGGCCCCGCCGGGGTCTGATACGGCTGGTCCATCTGCACGATCGAGACCCCAGGCTGCGGCTCGGCCATCGGCGAGCAGACCACGCACAGCGCGTCGTCCAGAGTGACGATCCACTGCCGCATCGTCTTCTTGTCGATGAGCCCGTCGCTCATCGCCTGGTCCCACAGTTGTCGCTGTCCTCGGTTGCCCGCGTCCACCAGCTCGTTGTCCGCAATCACCTGCGCCCGGTACTTGATCTTTGCCTTCGTCCATTTGTTGATTTGCGTCTCGATCTGCGCCTCGCTGAGCCCGGCGTCCCGCATCTCTGAGATGAGCCGCCGCCGCTGCTTGATGTCTCGCTCGGTGAGCCCGACATGCTCCTCGATCAGCTTCGCTACCTCCTTCGAGGTCATCCCGTCGCGGTACGCCTGGGTCAGCAGCTCACGGAGGGCGGCGATCGTCTCGTCCGAGACGTTGGTCACCATCTCCGCCCCGACATTCTCCAGGAAAGCGACCGCTTCCGGATTCGTCAGATCGAACACGAGCTGCGTCCCGAGGAAGTCTCCCAGCTCCTTCGCCGCCGCCTCACCCACCACCACGATCGCCTCGCGCATCGTCTGCCGGGCATGCTCCAGCCCGGCTGGCAGATCGGCATCGGTCAGTATCTGCATCGCGGCATTGATGTTGCCCGCGTCGAACGCCGCCATCAGCGCCCGGTAGTCGATCTGGTTCCGCATCGCCTTGAATGCGGCGATGATCTCTTTCTGCATCTGCGGGGAGAGCTGGAGGGCGAGCCGGGTTGTATCCGGGCCACCGACCTGTTTCGTGTAGCCCGCCGGGAGCCCGGCCAGCTCAGCAACGGTACTCTCAGGAACCACCCAATCGGCGGTGCCGGTGGGCAGTGCAGGCGCTTCCACCGACCGCACGTTCGCCACCTCTAACAGCGCCGTGGGCGTCAAATCGGAGACGATTTTTTGGTTGAACCCCATGACGTACACGTCGCCGTCGTCGGTCGGCTCGATGCCAGCCTGCCTCTTCCAGTCGTTCACCATGAAGACCGCAGGGTTCGCCTTCATCACGTTGAGCTGATATTCGCGGTTCTCCTGCACGGGCGACTCGTAGGCGAGGATGAGACGGTCGTCGTACATCGGTACGAGCTGCCACTGAAGGTAGGCACGCTGGAGATCGAGCCGCGGCGTTATTACCCACCGCGACCAGAGATAATCCGCTGCATCGATGGTCGAGCGGTTGCTGTTCTCGATGATCCCTAGGATCTCCGGCGGCATGCCGATGCCGTGAACGATGATGTCCCGCTCCCACTTCCGCAGGGCTCCAAGCTCCATGTCGGAAAACTTTTGTGAGAGCTGGTGCACGTCCACCTTGCGAGCAATGAAGAACGGCTTGTGCGCCTGCAGGAACCCTTTGAGGTTCTGGATCCACGAGACCTCGATCCGCTGGGTGTCGCCTTCGCTGAGGTTTTCCCCGGTGATGAGGATGTCGGGCCGCGCCTTGTTCAAGAACCACGATTTGACATGCTGCGCTGCGAACTCGTCGGTGTCGATCTCGTCACCGAACGCCCGGAACATGCCGCTGCCCCGCCCGTAAGGGTTCACAGGGTCGGGCGTCGCGAAACGGAGGATGGCCTGCTCTGGGAATTTGCCTCTCCACGATGGCGTCTGGATGTCCCAGGTCGGGTCCTCCGGAGACGGCATCCCTGCGATCCAGTGCGACGGTAACAGCCAGAACCGCTCCGGCACTACCGTCCCGCCATCGACTGTCTCCGGGCCGAGCAGCCAGTGAGCCTCGCCGGTCAGGTCGAGCGAGATGGTTGTCTGCCCGCGTCCTACCATTCCTGGGAACAGCGGGTTCGAGTAGTTCATCAGCCTGAGCATCGGGTGATCTGTGATCTGGACTAACTCGCCATCCACATCGACGTTGCCGAGGGCGATCGCCCGCGTGTCGAGGTTCGAGCCCTGGAGTGTGGCCGACTTTACGAATTTCCCGCGCTTGTTCTTCAGCCCGAACAGCATCCATTTCGTCCCGCCTGTTGCGTCTCCGATCTTCGATTCCACAGCCCGCACCCATGGCGACCGGGAGTAGGCCAGCAGCATTCCACGCACGCCCCGATAGGCGGAACTCTTGTGCGCACCGGGGATGATCTTCGCCAGCGTGCCGCGCTCCTCATCACTGAGCCGCCCGGTGAGCTTTGCGCCGATGCGAAGACGACTGAGCCATCCAAGCCGCTTGCCAATCATCCCTACCCGCCCTTCCTGAATGAGCTGATGAACTGCATCGCCTCGCGGTACATACGACGCTCGTCGTCAGTAGGGTCGTAGTCGCTCAGGTAGATCCGGGCGATCCCGTAAAGCTGATACCGGTAGACGTTGTGTAATTCGGCGGCAAACCAGAGCGGGAGCG